AGTTTAAATTTCTTTGTTGGTCGAGATTTTTACGGGTCTAACTTTAAACATAAAAATCCAAATGTAAGTAAAGATATAGTTGGGTTTGAATTATATATCAACTGGAATTTGCCCGTAGTATTAGTTGAAGGCGCGATTGATGCAATGACAATTAAAAGAAATGCTATTCCATTATTTGGAAAGACTATTCCAGATGAACTTAGAAAAAGGTTAGTGGAAAAGAAAGTAAAAGAAATTTATATTTGTTTAGATAAAGATGCTCAAAAACAAGCATTAAATGTAGCAAATGAATTTATGGATGAAGGTATTATAGTTTATTTTGTAGACCTTCAAGAAAAAGATCCGAATGAAATTGGATTTGAACGAATGATTAAAATTATTAAAGAAACAAAACCTTTATCATTTGCAGATTTGATAAAGTATAAATTAAATATATGATTAAAATTCATAAAATAAATAATAAAATAACTAATATTCAATATATTATTCATATTGCAGATATTCATATTCGTTTACAAAAGCGACATGAAGAATATCGTACAGTATTTTCTAGATTATATGATTATTGTAAAAACTTTAAATCTAATAATCCAAATACAATTATTTATGTAGCCGGAGATATAGCTCATTCTAAGACAGATATGTCACCTGAGCAAATAAATATGATTCAAGACTTTTTTAGGTCTTTAGCAGATATTACAGATACAATTGTAATTACTGGTAATCATGATATGAATTTAAACAATAAAACTAGATTAGATGCATTAGAGCCTATTATTAATGCTCTTAATCATTCTAATTTATTTTATTTAAAAAATACCGGTGTTTATGAATTAGGTAATGTTTATTTTAATGTAATGGGTGTAGCTGATAGACCAGCAACATTTATTAAAGGAATAGATATACCAAATGATAAAATTAAAATTGCTCTTCATCATGGTGCAGTAAATCAAGCTTCAACAGCTGTTGGATTTCAATTAACAAACGATCATGTAAATACAGAAACATTTGCAAACCACGGAATTACATTATTAGGAGATATACATAAATTTCAATACTTAGATTCTAATAAAACTATTGCATACGCTTCTAGTCTTATTCAACAAAATTTTGGAGAGACTTTAGATTTTCACGGATTAATGATTTGGGATGTTAATACAGCTCAATCTAAATTTATAGAAGTAGAAAATGATTATGGATATGTTACTTTAGAAGTCAGTAATGGTATTATAACATCATACCCAGCAAAATTTCCAAAAAAACCTAGAATTAAATTAAAAATTCAAAATACAACATCTTCTCAAATAAAAACAATTATAACAGATTTAAAATCTAAATATAATGTTCAAGATATCGTAACACAAAAAGTAAAAGATTTTCATAAAGACAATTCCAATACAACAAAAATATCTTTAGGTAATGTTAGAGATGTAGAATATCAAAATACAATACTAACAGATTATTTAACAAATCGTTTAGATATTGATGAAGATGAAATTTTAGATGGTGTACGTCATATTAACAGGATAATTAACTCTAAACTACAAAGTGCAGATATTCCTAAAAATATAACATATAATCTTATGAAATTTGAATTTTCAAACATGTTTAGTTACGGAGAAAATAATGTTATAGATTTTAGTCAAATGAATGGAATTTATGGATTATTTGCTTCTAACAGAAGTGGTAAAAGTTCATTATTAGATTCATTATTATATTGCATTTTTGATAAATCTACAAAAACAGATAAAGCAGCTTATGTTTTAAATAATAAAAAAGATTCATTTTCTTGTAAATTAGAAATAGAAATTAACAATAAAAAATACTTTATTGAACGTTCCGGAGCAAAACAAAAATCAGGCCATGTTAGAGTAACTGTTAGTTTTTATACATTAGATGATGCAGGTCAAGTAGTTTCATTAAACGGTCAAGAGCGTGATGAAACAAATGCTATTATTAGAACATACTTAGGTACATATAAAGATTTTATTTTAACTTCGGTAATTGCTCAAAATAACAATACTGGCTTTATTGAAATGACTCAAAAAGAACGTAAAGATTTATTATCACAATTTTTGGATATTAATATTTTTGATGATTTACAAAAAATTGCAGCAGAAGAAATTAAAGATGTACATGCTCTTTTAAAAGATTTACAAAAACAAGACTTTGGCGGTCGTATTTCTGAAGCAGATTCTATTATAAAAGAAAATGAAAAATCTCATAAAGAATTAGATGGTAAACGTTTGATATTAGAAGAAAGTATAACAAAGAATGAAGCTTCTTTATTAGATATTGCTCAACAAATTATTCCATTATCAGGTGTAAGTTATGACTTAAATAAACTGCAATCTAATTTAGATATAGCAAACCAAAGATCTGAAAAACTTTTATCTGAGATAACCGATATATCTAATGAAATTAGCTATTTAGATGCACGTATACAGCCTTTAACAGATAAACTAAATACTTTTAATATGGACGAGATTGAAGGCGCTTTAAATCAATTAAAATTGTATGACGAGCAACATAAAAAATTGCTATCTGATATAAAAGTTAAAGAAGTACAACATTCTCATATTCTAGACAAAATGAAAAAACTAGAAGATTTAGAATATGACCAAAATTGTACATTTTGTATGAATAATGTATTTGTAAAAGATGCTATTCAAACTAAAGAAACGTTGTCTTTTCATGAAAATGAAATTAAAGATTTATTAAAGAAACAAGAATCTCTTGAAATTGCAATAAGTGGTTTAGAACAATATACTCTTCAAAATTTAGAAGTTAATGATATTAAGATAGAAATTCAAGAAATTAAAAATAAAAAATCTTCTTTAGAATTAACTTCAAGTCAAAAGAAAGTTGGATATGCAGCAGCGGAAAGTTTAAAGAAAGAATCTGTTGATAGCATTGCAAAGTATAATGAAAATAAAGAAGCTATTGAATATAACTTATCGTTAACGGGAGAAATTAATCGTATTAAAGAAGAGTTAATCCAATATAAATCTGAACTAAGTATTATTAATTCTCAAATGTCTAAATTAATAACTGGCATTGAATTACAAAAACAAAATAAAACTAATGCTTTAAATAGTATTGAAAAACTTAGATCATTAGAACGTGAGTATAAATTTTATGAATTATATTTATCTGCAACAAATCGTAACGGAATTCCATATGATTTAATTTGTAAGGTAATGCCTCAAATTGAAACGGAAATTAATAATGTATTAGGGCAATTAGTAGATTTTAATATTATGCTTCAAACAGATGAAAAAAATATTAATGCATATATTGTTTATGACGATGACAATTATTGGCCATTAGAATTAACATCTGGAATGGAAAGATTTATTAGTTCATTAGCAATAAGAAATTCGTTAATTAGTATCACTAATTTACCTAAACCAAATTTTATTGCTATTGATGAAGGGTTTACTCAATTAGACTCTGAGAATATGAATCAAGTATACTTATTGTTTAATTATCTTAAGACACAATTTGATTTTATGATGATTATATCTCATATAGATGTTATGAGAGATATGGTAGAACATTTTATAGATATTAAAAAAGAGCAAGGATTTTCTAAAGTTTCACTTATGTAACATAATTATATGTATAGAAATATCATATAATGTACAGAAAAGAACTGTTTTATAGAGGTTTAGACCAGCTTCCAGTATATATTGAAGATACTTTACAAAATTCTCCTTACTATTTTAATATTGTAGATATACCTAAAGTATTTGGGCCTGGTAAAAACTCAATTAGATTTAATTTAAACGAAAATAATCTTGACATTTACAATGACGTAGATGTTGAGATTATTGATTCGTATGGAGCTACTGTATATCATGAAGCCCCAGAATATTTTCAAAGAGATGAAGAAAATATTAGAGTATTAACTGTATTTCTTTATGATAATATTTCTAATGGACCTTTACGAATAACTTTTATAGGTCATGCAAAGACAGGATTAAATGGAGAACCTATTCCTAGCGAATTTCAAAATAAATATAACGTACGCTATACTACCATAGTAGATTTTAATCGATTCCAAAAAAATACAAGCAGAATATTATTTTCTCAAGACCCTTCTATTTTAATATCAGAAGCAAGAACAGCTTATGTTAGCAGAAGTTTGAGTCCATTAGATACAGTAACAGTATCAGGCAGTGGAATTTATCGTTATCAACAATCTTATCCATTATTAGAATTACCTCAAGCCCAATCATTTACAAATGATATGCTTAATGGAACATTAATATTAACTGGGTCATCAATTTTACCTGATTTTAGTGGATATACAACATCTAGTTTTAATATATTTAATTCTAGAATATCTAATATTTATAATTCACAAGTAGCTATTTTAAATATTCCATGGACAGCATCTATACTTGGACAAGGTTCATCTCCTTCGTTTGGATTAGTTAATAATGCAAATGTAAATTATACATTAACATATAATCCAACACCGAATTATACTCCTATAAATAACTTTAAATCATTTATAAATTTAAAGATATCTAATTTAGACCCGGCATCAGGTTACTTAAAATATATAAAATTATACGGAAAGAGCCAAGGAAGTTTAGATCAGTACGAATTATTAGGAGAATCGCAAACAATAGATAATGAATTATTAATTAATAGTTCTTCATATACACAATATGATAGAAGTAACGTAGGATATTTTTTAAATACATCTTCGTTCCAAAGTTTTTGGAACTATAATGATACCTACTTATCTGCTTCATTTAATACATCTAGTTTATTTAATTCGTTATACTTAAATCCACAAGTAGATACTACATTAAATAATGTGTTATTTACAAGTAATGTAGATATTAATTTCCAAAAAGAATCTTCATATAGATTGTATTTTAATTATGTAAAAGATACAAACTTTATATTAGAAGTATATATGTCTGGCTCTGCCTTTATAAATAAAGAGGGTAATGGTCAAAGAGTATTTTATTTAGATTCTTCAAACTTTGGCCCTTCATATTTAAACTTTCCTATTGATTTTTTAGCTCCGCAAACAGGCACTGGAAGATTGCAGTTTAAAATAATAACGGGCAGTTTTTATATAAGCGATATTTCTTTAAAATCTGGAGTTGATCAAGGATTTAATCCTTCAAACTTTAATTCATATTTTCCAATTAACGTAAAAAATCGTGATGATGTATATGATTTTAAAGTAGATTTTATTGATGATAACAATCAAATCAATAGTTATGAATTTGATAATGCGGGGTCTTCAAATATACAAGTATCTGGAAGTAATCAATTTATAAGTGGTTGTGATAATTTAATACCTGGATGTATGCGTCTAGGAAATTCATTACAGCAAGGCATTCATTTAGACGGACAAAATAATCAAGTTACTACTTATAATAATAGCACTGGATGGGTAATGTGGTCTGGAAGTCAAACAATAAGTGGAAGTAGCCAACCAGGGTCTGGATTTTATTTTGAAACAGGCGCACCATTTAATCATTTTATAAAAGCTACAGTAGGAGGTCAAATACAAATAAGCGGGAGTGTATCTGGCGCAACGGGAGGTACATCTGTAGATACTGGCTCATTTGTAACAACTAGTTCTTTTAATAGTTTTACAAGTTCCATTAATAATTTTACGAGCTCCATTAATGGTTTTACAAGTTCATTAGTAACAACATCATCATTTAATAACTTTACAAGTTCTATTAATAATAAAACGGGGTCGTTTGCGACAACCGGAAGTAATACATTTAATGGTAATCAAACTATAACTGGTAGTTTATCAAATGGACTATTTAATACTATAGCATCAGGTAATTATTCTCATGCAGAAGGTTATAATACACTAGCAAATGGATTTGCTTCACACGCAGAAGGCGCTAATACAATAGCAAGTGAATATTATTCACACGCAGAAGGAGAAACTACAGTCGCAATCGGATATGCTTCTCACGCAGAAGGACTATTAACGATAGCACAAGGAGATTATTCTCACGCAGAAGGAGAAGGAACTATAGCGTCTGGGTCTGCCCAGACCGTAATGGGCAAATATAATAAACAAAATAATAATTCTTCTTTAGTAGTTATTGGAAACGGAGTAGATGATAGTAATAGAAATGATTTAGTTTTATTTAATACTAATAGTGTTGAAATTAGTGGTTCTTTAATCGTTAATAATCAAACATTACCTGCAATTAATACTTTAATATTAAATACTCAAACAGGTTCTTTTACAACTACATCATCATTTAATAGTTTTACACAAAGTTATTATAGCGACAGCGCATCATTTGATACTAGAATTAAAAATATAACATTTGATACTAGTTCATTAGTAACAACTAGTTCATTTAATAGTTTTACAAGTTCCATTAATAATTTTACAAGTTCTATTAATAGTTTTACGAGTTCATTAGTAACAACATCATCATTTAATAACTTTACAAGTTCTATTAATAATAAAACGGGGTCGTTTGCGACTACAGGAAGTAATACATTTAATGGAAATCAAACTATAAATGGTAGTTTATTAAATGGTTCTAGTACACAAGCAATTGGTCTATCATCCCATGCAGAAGGACTATTAACAATAGCGTCTGGTTCTTATTCTCACGCAGAAGGAGGAGCTACTCAAGCAACAGGATCACTTTCGCATGCAGAAGGAGATACTACAAGAGCAGTAGGATATGCTGCTCATTCCGAAGGCACATCTACAGTAGCATTAGGACAATCATCCCATGCAGAAGGTAATAGTACGATATCTATTGGATTAGGTTCTCACGCAGAAGGTTTAAGTACTATTGCAAATGGAAATTATTCTCACGCAGAAGGAGAAGGTACTATAGCGTCTGGCTCTGCACAGACCGTAATGGGCAAATATAATAAACAAAATAATACAAGTTCTTTATTTATTATTGGGAATGGAACGGATAATAGTAATAGAAATGATTTAGTTTTATTTAATACTAGTAGCGTTGAAATTAGTGGTTCTTTAATCGTTAATAATCAAACATTACCTGCAATTAATACTTTAATATTAAATACTCAAACAGGTTCTTTTACAACTACGTCATCATTTAATAGTTTTACAAGTAGCATAAACAATAAAACAGGTTCGTTTACAACTACTTCATCATTTAATACATATACATCTAGTGTACAATCGGCTATTAATAGTATAGCAGGTAAAGCAAATCTTGTTGGCGGTAATTCATTTAGTGGAGACCAAACAATAAGCGGTTCTTTAGAATTTACAGCTGTCAATACTGCTATTACTAGTAATATTAAAATTACTGGTATATCAAATAGCAGCCCGTCTACACTATATCAATTTAATGGAGGTAGGTTTAGAGGAGCATTTGGAGATATGATGATAACAGATGAAAGTAATGTTGATCGTTTAAAGCTTGTTCGTTTTAGTATAGCACTAAAAACTGATAGTAGCGGTGTTTTAGATTTATACAGCGTTATTACATCCTTAGGAGATTTAGCTGATATATCATTCTCTACAGATATAAGCTCAATAGAAGCTGTAAAAATAGTAGCAACTGTTACTAGCGGGTATGTATATACGGTTAGAGTATCTAATGTGCATCTTTTAGCAAATTAATATTTATAATATATGAATAAAACAATAGCAGTATATCCAGGAAGATTTCAACCTTTCGGAAAACATCACGCAGCTGCATTTATGTGGCTTCAAAATAAATTTGGAAAAGAAAATACTTATATCGTAACATCGAATAAAGTAGACCCAGAAAAATCTCCATTTAATTTTAACGAAAAGAAAGCCATTATTGAACTATATGGCATTAACACTTCTCATATTATTGAAGTAAAGAATCCGTACAGTCCCGCAGAACTATATAGCCAATTTGACCCGGAAACTACCTCGGTAGTATTTATGGTTGGAGAAAAAGATATGGGAGAAGACCCTAGATTTAAAATAGGTCCTAAAAAAGATGGAAGTCCTAGTTTCTTTCAAAATTATAAAGGAAATGAAAATAACTTAGAGCCATTATCTAAACATGGATATTTAATTACTGCTCCGCATATTTCATTAAAAGTGCCTGGGTATGGAGAAATGTCTGGGACTGAAATAAGAAATGTATTAGGAGATACATCAAAAACTAGAGAAGAAAAGAAAGAACTATTCCAAGAAATATTCGGATGGTATTCAGAAAAAATGGCTAACTATATATTTGATAAACTAGAAAATAAAATGACCGAAAAATTTAGTAAAGATTGGTGGTTAAATAAACTACTTCAAGAAGATTGTTGGGATGGATATAAACAAGTTGGTATGAAGAAAAAAGGAAAGAAGCAAGTTCCTAATTGCGTCCCTATTAATGAGGGTGGCGCAGCTGGTCATATGAAACATCCTTTTGATTTACCTCAAGTAAATTCTGGTAAAGATTTAATTAATGTTTTTGAAGACTCTGCTACATACCTAACTACAAACCCAGCAGCAATAAAAATTGACGGAGTAAATGCATCTGTTAGATTAGTTATATTAGATGGTCAAAGACAATTTGTTTTAGATAGAGGCTCAATGAAACCTTTAGATGTTAAAGGAATTACTAAAGCAGATTTATTAGATAGATTCGGAGAAGGACATGGGTTTATTCAAACAGGTGGTAAAGTATTAGATATTTTTAATGATTCATTACCTAGCATTCAACAAGAATTAAAAGCATTAGGAATGTGGGATAATCCAAATATAATGTTTAATGTTGAATATGTTGCTGGAAGTACTAATGTATTATCATATGCTAAAAACTTTTTAGCAATTCATGGTTTATTAGAATTATTTCAAGCTACACCAAAAAGAAGAGAATCAAAAGAAATTTCATATAATAAAAAAGCTTTAGAATCTTTAGTAGCAAAAATGAATCCAATTGCAGAAAAATCTGGATTTGAAGTGGTACATGAATTTACTACTAGACCATCTAAACCAGCAAATTTAAGTTCAGTATTAAATCAAAAACATACTATTATCATTAATGGTAAAAAAGAATCTAAATCATTAAAACAATGGTTAGATGAAATTCAAACAATACCTAGTGGTCAAAAAGTAACTTTAATAGATGATAAAACAGTTGGCGCAGTATCTAAAGAAATATTAATAAGGTTATCAGGAAATAATAATATTAATGAAATAGTAAAAGATCCTGCAGATTATAAAGCAGCAATTGATGGATATTTTATTTACTTATCTACAATGCTTTTAGGTGATGAGGTATTAGAATCAATTACTTCAGATCTAGGAGATAGTAAAGATCAAGAGGGTATTGTAGTAAGAGGATTATATCCAGATGTATTTAAGATAACTGGCTCATTTATTATAAAAGGCATGGAAAGTCAATTTAGAAAATAATTATATAAAAGGTTATGGCAAAAAAATTACAAAACATTAGAGCGATAAATCAAATGCTCTCGGGAACGCATAAGTCTCAAAACAAAACAACAGTTGGATATCAGTCTAAAGAAGAAGATAGAAATGTTGGAGATAAGTGGATTGATAATAACGGAGTTCAATGGGAACAAAAGGACGGTTATAAGGTTAGTTCAGCAAAGGCATTAGAAGCAGTTATGGCAGCAATTAAAGCATTAAAGATGCCTAATACATGCCCTAAATGTAATAATGAAATGAAAGATAATCAATATAACAAGAAAATGTGGAAAGTTCATAAAATGTGCTTTGATTGTGTTATTGATATGGAACATGATCATAGACTTAATGGTACATATGAACAATATGAAAAGGATTTAATGAGAAAAAACATCGAAGCTTGGTTAATAGATGCAAGAGCAGAAATGGGTGCTATTAAAGAGCTTTTAACTAAAGCAGAATTTGTTAATTCCGATGGTACTGTTGAAAAATGGGACTCGCCTTGGAAAGGTAAGGAACAAGAATTAGAAGAATTATTAGAAAAAGATTTTCAAAAAGTAAAGTATCAATTATTAGGAGAACCAATAAATGAAATCATCAATACTTAATATTATTTATATACTTGTTTTTATTGTAATTTTCTTTTATATTAAGTATTACATAACAAACTTAAATACAAATGTAATTCAATTACAGCATAATATTGAATTGAGAGAAGCTCAAAACGATAGCATCTCAAAAAAATTAGATAGTATTGCAGTTAAGAAAGTAGAAGTAACAAATAGAATTGACAATAGAACTACAACTATTAATAATTTACAAGAATCATTAAACTCAGTACCGACATACGATACAAGTTTAGCAAATGCAGTAATATTTTTACGAGCATTTGGAAATAAACAATTAAATTAACAATGAAAAAATTAATATTTTTTATAATCTTATGTATGGGTTTAGCTATAAATGCAAACGCGCAAGTACCAGATACATGCTTTTCTAAAAGAAAGATTATAAATATTTACAATAATATTAGAGTATTAGAACATAAAGACTCTATTCATACCCAATTAATAGAAGAATACAAAGCTCAATGTATAGATTTTAAAACAGCATTAGAGTTAGATAGTATTACTATTATTAGCCAAAAGGCTCAAATTACCAACTTAGAAGAAAATGTAAAAGATTGGAAAAAGATTTACGAATCAGTAAAACCAAAGTGGTATGAAAAGCCACCGATAATGTTTTCTTCTGGCGCAATATTAACAATGTTATTATTTAAATTATTCTAATATGGTTGATGTAAGCGATTATCAAAATAAAGTTGTTCAAACTCCACAAAATGTAAAGGATATTATAAGGGAGGAATATAAAAAATGCGCAAAAGACCCCGTGTACTTTATGCGTAAGTATTGTTATATTCAACATCCAATGAAAGGCAAAATGCTTTTTGATCTTTATCCTTTTCAAGAGCAGTGCTTATATGATTTTAGAGATAATGATAGAAATATTATTTTAAAGTCTCGTCAGTTAGGTATTTCTACTTTATCTGCAGGATATACATTATGGTTAATGGTCTTTCATGAAGATAAAAACTGCTTAACTATTGCAACGCGTCAAGAAGTAGCTAGAAACTTAGTAACTAAGGTAAGAGTTATGTATGATAATTTACCTAGTTGGTTAAAGCAAAATGCTCAATCAACAGAAGATAATAAATTATCATTACGTTTATCTAACGGGTCTCAAGTTAAAGCTTCTTCTACATCAGTATCTGCAGGTCGTTCTGAAGCAGTATCATTACTTATTATAGATGAGGCTGCGTTTATTGATTCTAATACAATTGAAGAACTTTGGGGTGGTTTGCAACAAACAATGGCAACGGGTGGTAAATGTATTATGTTATCTACTCCTAATGGTATGGGTAACTTTTTCCACAGAATGTGGCAAAGAGCAGAAGAAGGAGATAATAACTTTCATACTATTAAATTACATTGGACAGTACACCCAGACAGAGATCAAACCTGGAGAGATGCTCAATCAGCAGAATTAGGAGAAAAATTAGCAGCTCAAGAATGTGATTGCGATTTCACGACATCTGGTAATACAGTTATCGAGTCTACAATTTTAAAATGGTATTGGGAAGAATCTGGATTATTATGTGATCCTATAGAAAGACGCGGATTTGACGGAAATATGTGGGTATGGAAATATCCTGACGTAACTAAATCATATATGGTTGTAGCTGACGTTTCTCGTGGTGATGCATCTGACTATTCTTCATTTCATATTATTGATATTGAAACCGTTGAGCAATGCGCTACATATAAAGGAAAATTAGATCCTAGAGATTATGGAAATTTATTAGTAGCAGTTGCAACTGAATATAACGATGCTTTATTAGTAATAGAAAATTCAAATATTGGATGGGCCGCAATACAACCAGCTATTGATAGAGGATATGGAAATTTATTTTATAGCAGTGCAGATTTAACAGTAGTAGATATTCAACAACAAATGGCATCTGGATATGATTTAGCAACTAAATCTAAAATGACTCCGGGATTTTCTCAAACAGTAAAAAATAGACCATTAATCATATCTAAACTAGTAGAGTATATGAGAGATAAAGCTCCTATTATTCATTGTAAACGAACAATTAACGAGCTTCAAAACTTTATTTGGAATAGTTCTAGACCAGAAGCACAGTATGGATATAATGATGACTTAGTAATGTCATTATCTATTGCTCTTTGGGTTAGAGATACTGCTTTAAGATTACGTCAACAAGGATTAGATCTTCATAGAAAGACAGTAGGCTTAATAGGAAAATCTGCACCTGTATATTCTAGATCATCACATTCACCACAACAAAATCCATGGACAATGAAAGTTGGAAAGCAAGATGAAAATATTTCATGGTTGTTATAAATGCATCAGTATTCCATAAAACATATAATTATAATAAAGATATAAATGTCATTAATAGATAAATCATTAGGAGCAAGATTAGGTCGATTATTTTCTAATAACGTTATCGTACGTAGAGTCGGCGGTAAAAAATTAAGAGTAATTGATACTGATAGATTACAATCAGCAGGTAATCTTGAACAATCAAAATATGTAGATAGATTTACTAGATTACACGGTATTAAGCCAAGTATATCTACTTATAATAATAACTACAATTATCAAAGCTCAAGAACAGAACTATACACTGATTATGAAATCATGGATATGGATTCTATTATCGCAGCAGCGTTAGATATTTATTCTGACGAATCAACACGTAAAAATGAATATGATGAAATCTTAACCATTAAAAGTTCAGACGAAACAATTAAAAAAGTATTAGAGAATTTATTTTACGATATTTTAAATGTAGAATTTAACTTATGGCCTTGGATTAGAAGTATGAATAAATATGGAGATTTTTATTTATACTTAGATATTAGAGAAGATATTGGTATTGTTAATGTTACTCCACTTTCTGCTTATGAAGTAATTAGAGAAGAAGGAACAGATCCAAACAATCCTTATCATGTACAATTCTCTATTATGGGCAATAATAAGATTAAATATAAAAATTATGAGGTTGCCCATTTCCGTTTATTAACAGATTCAAACTTCTTACCATACGGTAAATCAATATTAGAACCAGCTCGTAAAGTTTGGAAACAATTAACAATGATGGAAGATGCGATGTTAATTCATCGTGTAATGAGAGCCCCGGAGCGTCGTATTTTTAAAATAGACGTAGGTAATATACCGCCAAACGAAGTTGATAATTATATGCAGCAAATCATGAATAAAATGAAAAAGCAGCCATATATTGACCAACAAACGGGAGACTATGATTTAAAGTTCAATTTAATGAATATGCTTGAAGACTTTTATCTTCCAGTTCGTGGAGGTGCTTCTGGTACTGAAATTGATACTTTATCTGGAATGGAATTTACAGGCATTGAAGATATTGAATACTTAAAAAATAGAATGTTAGCGGGTCTTAAAATACCTAAAGCATTTTTAACATTTGATGAAGGTATTGCTGGTAAAGCATTATTAGCTGCTGAGGATGTTCGTTTTGCTAGAACAATAGAACGTGTACAACGTATTATAGTTTCAGAGCTTACTAAAATTGCTGTTATTCATTTATTCGCTCAAGGATATAAAGACGAAGATTTAGTAAATTTTGAAA